CCGGATGCCACTGGGACCGTTGCGTTAGTTGCGGGGTCTAGCGGGCAGGTGCTGTGGAACAACGCAGGCGTCAACGCAGGCGTCTCAACGCTGACCTATGACGGCAGCATCCTCACCACCAGCGGGCGGTTCATCAACAGCTATAACGCCACCGCATCGAGCCCAGCTAAAGTTTTTACCGGCACTTGGTTCACGGGCGGCACCGGCACTACGACCAAGCCCCAGGTACTGATCGAGCCCACAGGCGCCACCTCTACCGCCTGGTCTACCAGTGGCACGGGCCTGGGCGTCAATGCGGCGAGTACGTTTACCGGGAACCTGCTGGATTTGCAGGTTAATGGGACGAGTCGAGTCCGGGTGACAAGCGGCGGCAATATTTACATGGGTGGGCAAAATACGGGCCTAGAGTATTACAGCAATGGCCTGCTTCTTTTGGCCAATACTTCATATCCTATTTTTGTTGAAACCAGTAGAACTCGTTTTGCCCCTACTCATGAAATTGCTTGGGCAGCATCTGGCACAACTTCGTATGGTATTGCTGCTGATATTGGACTGGTTCGGTCTGGCACAAACACGGTCAAAGTAACCAACGGCTCTTCAGGAGACGGAACAATCTCCGGTCAACTTCGTTCAGTAGGAACCGCCCCAGCCACCGCAGCCTCTACTGGCACCGCTGGCGACGTGCGCTACGACGCTTCTTTTGTTTACATCTGCACCGCTACCAACACCTGGAAGCGGGCTGCCATCACTACCTGGTAACCATCATGGCTTCTTTCAACATTTCAATCGACGACACGCTCGTCCCCGGCATCATTGCAACCGCCACGCTTGAGGGTAAACAACCCGAAGATGTGGTGGAGGAATACGCAACATCTATGGCCACTAAGGTGTGTCAGGACCTTAAGGTTGGCCCCTACTACACGGGTCCCACGCCGCCCCAGTTCAACCAAGACGGCAGCCCCTACGTCGGGGTTCAAGCAGACGAGGAAGTTATCGTCACCCTTGACGAAGAACCAGTTCCCGTTGCTGAGGAGGCTGTATGAGCCTAGTCATCAGCAAGCCGACTGGTGGCAAATTAGCGGTTAAGAAACCAACGGGCTCTGGTTGGACTATTAAAGGAAATGGAACTGGTCAAAACTTGCTTTATAGCCAAGCCGGTACACCAGCACTTGATCTGCGGTTTGCAGATACAAAGTCATTGAATGATTACGTCAGTGGCACCAATCGCATTACGTTTGCCCGCGCTAGCACAGCTACCTACGTTGGAGCTAATGGACTGATTCAGACAGCTGCTTCTAATGAGGCACGGTTTGACCACAATCCAACAACGGGTGAAAGCCTTGGGCTGTTAGTGGAGGAGGCAAGGACGAACCTTTTGCTTAATAGCGCAACACTAAGCACTCAATCGGCAACGGTAACTGCCGTTGCTAATACCTTGTCTTTTTACGGAACTGGGACAGTAACGCTCACAGGTGTTAGTACAGCAGGACCGTTAGTTGGCACTGGCGCAAACAATCGAGTGTCATTAACGTTTACTCCTACTGCTGGATCGTTGACGCTTACGGTATCTGGCTCAGTCACCAATGCCCAACTAGAAGCCGGAGCCTTCCCCACCTCCTACATCCCAACCACGTCCGCAACCGCAACCCGCGCCGCAGATGTGGTCAGCATTACCGGGGCAAACTTTAGCTCCTGGTATAACCAGACGGAGGGGACAATGTTTGCAATTACCAAAGGTGCGGCAAAAGATTATGTGATTGCTAGAAACAGTGACGGAAGTAATCTAATAGCACTTGACGTAATAAATACTGCAACAGTTCTAAGGGGGGTAATCTATGTTGCGGGCTCTGCAACATTAAATATCAATACTGGAAGTTTTTCGCTAGTTGCAGGAAATACTTTAAAGTCAAGCATGGCATACCAGTTAAACAATGCTGCAATCGCTGCAAACTCTTCACTTCTTGCGACTGGTTCGCCATCCTCTTTTCCGACTTTGAGTGATATTTGCATAGGAAACCTATCTGGGACTGCTCAGGTAAATGGCACTATTTCTCGCTTTGTCTACTGGCCCACCCGCCTCAGCAACACCACCCTCCAGCAGATTACCCAGTAACCAACGACAGCATTAGCGTAAAGGGCGTCGCCCGCTACACCGCCAATTTCACGCCCCCTGCTGCCCCGTTCCCGGACATCTGAGAAGGGTACTACTTATTAAATTACTATGCAAAAAAGAGCAACAGAGGAGGCTTTCAACGAATTACATGGCCTCGTCACAGACGAACTGATTGGTCGGATTAAATCCGGCACCGCTACAACACAGGACCTCAAGGCCGCAACAGACTGGCTTGCCAAGAATAACATTACTGGTGTTCCAGTCCTCGGTTCTCCACTTGCTAACCTATTTAGTAGTCTCGAATTGGAGCTAGAGGATGTCGAACGGGCCATCAGGTAATAATAATAATGATGAGGATATGTCAACAATGCTTAGGAACTTAGCAGCAACTGCTTTCCTAGCACTTTTTAGTTGGCACCTGATCACTCTTCACAACATTGCTAAATCAGTTGAGGTACTTGTCGAAAGAGTAAGTATTTCTAACGAAAGGATTGAGCGCCTTGAAAACGAAGTATTCTTTAAGGAACAAAACAATGGCGCCAAAGAAAACAACAAACCCTAAGCGTAGTGCTGCCTACTATCGGAAAAACTCCGAAGCATACGCCAAGAAACTTGCTTACGATACAAAGGAGAACAAGTCTTCAGCTGATAGAAAGTATCGGGCTGACCTTGCTGACGCACGACGGAAACGTGGTGTGATGGGTAAGGGTGGGCCTGATCTTTCCCATACCAAGAGTGGCCGACTAGTTAAAGAATCGCCATCAAAGAATCGAGCACGTAATGGTTCCAACGGTAAGAGTACCAAAAAATGAACAAAGGAAACGCTAAGCCTCCGGGCCTCTACGCCAACATGAATGCTCGCAAGGCAGCGGGTACAAGCCGTTCTAAAAAGAATAGCACTGTTTCAAAAGCGGCTTACGCTAACATGAAAGCTGGATTCCCTAAAAAGAAGAAGTAAACCACTCGGATTCATTAGCCCAATGATTCTGGAAGCCCCTTCCGACTACCTTTACAACCTAAAGGCCATGACATCCTCAGAAGCTAAGAGACTTTGGCGATCAGCAATTAAGGAACATTGGAATAACCAGTGTGTTTATTGTGGATCCAATCATAATCTAACTTTGGATCATGTCATTCCAAAAGCCCGTGGTGGGCACGATACCACGTCTAACGTAGTGCCCGCCTGTATCAAGTGTAACCAATCAAAAGGTTCGAACCATTGGTTATCTTGGTGGACTGCTCAAGACTCTTTTGACCAGTCTAATTTCTCTAAAGTCCTTGCTTGGACAACCGGTTAACGTTAACAATTATTATCTCCTAAACAGATGTCTACTACTTCTGACTCGACTACTTACGGTTCCATTTCTAACGCCCCTGGTAAGCGTGAAGAGAACCAACAACGCAACAAGGTCCACACCACCGCTAACGTGTCGGGTGGTACCACTACCACGACAACTGTTGCTGCTTCCTATGGTTCTGCTGCTACCGTATTGGCTGCTAACCAAACTGTGGATGCTGCTGAGGCTGCCATCCGCGTTGTGCGTCGTGCTCGCACCAACCCTTCTACTCTTCCTACCGCAAAGGTAACGGGTCTTGCTACCCGTGTTGAAACTGGTGCTGTTGCTTCCTTTGGTACCCGTGTCAACGGCTCTGGTTACACTAACGGCACCTATACTGGGGTGGCCTTGTCTGGTGGTACTGGCTATGGCGCTACTGCTACCCTCACCGTTTCTGGTGGTGCTGTGACGGCTTCCACCCTGGTGCGTGGTGGTCAATGGTACACCGTTGGTGATGTGCTGACTTGTAACTTGATCGGTGCTGGCACTCTGTTTGCCCTGCCCGTGGCAACCGTTGGGATGGGTTGATTATCATGGCTCCTAAGAAACCGACCGTTCAGACTAAGCTTCAACAAAAGGCTGATAAGTCTAATAAAATCCTTACTGGTCCCAAAGGATCTAAGCCCCAAAGCACGACTAATGCTCGGCTGATGAAGCAGGGCGATAAAACCACCACAAGTGGTCCTGCTCGTACTCGCTTCCAAAACCCTTCTAGGGGTGGCTCTACTACCAAGTCCCAGACTGTTGGTGGTGGTGGTAAGAATCTTTTTGGGGGTGCTGGTGATAAAGCTGCTGCTATCAAGCAAGCTGGTCCTACGGCTCCTAAGCCTGCCTTCAGTACTAGCCGTGCTCCGTTCAGCCGTACTGGTCCTACCCGCGCCTCCATCGGCAATGTAAAGCCTGGAGCTGCGGCTGCCGCTGCCCCTCGTCAACAAGCACGGGCACAAGGCCAAGCAGCTGTTAAAGCTGCTCAGCAACGACGCGCCAATCTTGCAAAGGTTCAACAAGATCTCCGTAGTCAAGTAAGTAAAGCAGGTGCAATGTTTGGTGGCTTGCGTGGTGGTGCTTATCAAGCCATTGCTGAGTCTGTTGCCCCTCGTCCCACTGCTTCTTATGCCAGTCTTGCTGCTGGTAAAGCAAAAGCAGCGGCAACCATGAAAGCTAAAACAAAGTCTGCTGACTCCTTTGGTGGTCAATATCAAAAGCCTAAGGCTGGTGCCAAGCCTAAGCCTGCTCCAAAGATGTCTAAAGCCAAGAGCTTTGACAATGCCTTTGCTTCTGCTCGTAACTCCGGCATGAAGACCTTTGTTTGGAAAGGCAAGAAATATAACACCAAACTTCGTGGTGAAAAGTAATGCCTAACATGCGTCAAGACAATCGCAAGACAAGTTCTGCTACTCGTCAAACGCGTATTAAAGGAAATGCTGGGGGGTCTCAACCGAGGCCCCGCCCTACTTCTGTTTCAACCATGAAGCAACAGGGACCACTTAAGCCCAAAGCGGTAACCAGCAGCAACCGTGCTCAGTCTCCTCGGCTGCCTAATCTACCTAAGAATCCAGTTCGCGGAACCACAAATACTATCCGTGCTACGGGTGGTGGTAGCCGGGACGCAAAGATCAATCGCCTTTCCGCACAGGCAGCTAAGCCTACGCCTCGTAAGCCAGCTGGTCCCAAACTGATGCCAGGTGGTCTTGCTAAGGCTGCCTCTACGGCTATGTCCCTTCGGAAGTTGACTCCTGCTGGTCTTGCCTACGAAACCCTCAAGGCACGGCCTACGGCTGATGGAACGCTTGCTTATAACCAAAAGCTTGCTGCTTCCATTATGAAGAAAAAGAAAGGCGGTAAATAATCATGCCCCTCTCTAAAGGATCCTCAAAGAAGGCCGTCTCCAAGAACATCAGCAAGATGGTCAAGGAAGGTCGTCCCCAAAAACAAGCCATTGCTATTGCCATGAGCAAAGCTGGTATGTCCAAGAAAAAGAAATAGTCGTTTAGCGACACCTAGGAGGCTCTGCAAGGGGCCTCCACCCCCCTCCGTGTATGTTTCCCTTATGACCCCCAATACAAGCACCGTAGAGGCCCGTTTAAAGCGGTGCCCCAAATGTGAATTAACTTTATCAATTGACAAGTTTCCTAAAAATTCACAAACAAAAGACGGATTTCATTGTTATTGTAAACCATGTAAAAAAAATTATAGCTTAACTTGGTACCATGCTAATCCTGATAAAGCTAAAAATTCAAGATTAAAAGGTACGTTTGGCATTACGCTTGAGGATTATGATAACCTCTTAAAAGCCCAGAACGGTTGTTGTGCAATTTGCCAAACAGACACTCCAACAGGCATTGGTGGATTTCATGTTGATCATTGCCACAAAACTAATGAAATCAGGGGTTTACTCTGTTCTAAATGTAATCACGCTTTAGGTTTATTTAATGACAACCAAACCAACCTCCTCAAAGCAATCGAATACCTTGACAGAGCAGAAAATAAAGGAAGACTTTAGTATATTTTTAAGGTTGGTTTGGAAATCATTAGATCTTCCGACTCCTACCCGTGCTCAGTTAGCAATGGCACGTTACCTCCAGCACGGTGGTAAACGCATACAGCTGCAATGTTTCCGTGGACTTGGTAAAAGCTGGGTTACAGCTGCGTTTGTGTTGTGGAATTTGTTTGTTGATAGGGACAAAAAGATTATGGTTGTGTCGGCAAGCAAACAGCGGGCCGATGACTTCTCGATTTTCTGTCAAAAGGTAATTATTGAAGTGGCATGGCTTAATCACCTAGCTCCGAAGGATGATGACCAACGGTGGAGTCGTGTGTCTTTTGATGTTACTGGTGCTCGTCCAGCTCAAAGTCCTTCGGTAAAAAGTGTTGGTGTTACTGGACAGCTTACTGGTTCTCGCGCCGATATTCTGATCGCCGACGATATTGAAACTCCCTCGAATTCAGCAACAGACATGATGCGAGAGAAACTCCTTCAACTTGTCACTGAGTTTGAATCAGTGTTGACACCCAAGCCAGACAGCCGTATCGTTTTTCTTGGCACACCGCAATCTTGTTTTACGGTCTATGGTTCACTAAGGGAACGTGGGTATATCCCAATGGTGTGGCCAGCACGATACCCTAAAGAGCTTACTGGGTACGAAAATGTCCTTGCAAAAGAACTTCAAGCTGATATTGATAAATATGGACTTGAAAACTTAGCTTGGAAACCAACCGACACACGCTTTTCGGAACTTAACCTTCTGGAACGTGAACAGAGCATGAGCCGGAGTAACTTCATGCTCCAGTTTATGCTTTCTACGTCCCTCAGCGACGCACTGAAGTTCCCCCTAAAGCTTAGCGACTTCTCAGTGATGCCCCTAGACCCCAGCAAGGGGCCTTCGGACGTTGTTTGGGGTTCTGATAAGGAAACCCTCCTTGACCTGCCCGCCGTGGCCCTTCCAGGCGATAGGTGGCATCGACCCAAAAGTACACAGGAGTTCATACCTTACGGACAAACAATTGTTGCCGTGGATCCAAGTGGTCGCGGAAAGGACGAAACAGTTGCCGTTGTCCTAAGCCAAATAAACGGTTTTATCTTCATTCGGGACATTCTCGCAACCCAGGACGGTTATTCGGATAAGACCCTTCGCGGTATCCTGACAATGGCCAGAAGGTACGGTTCCAGTATGTGTCTCATTGAGTCCAACTTCGGTGATGGTGCCGTGATGGAACTCATGAAGAAACATGCCCAGGAAATGAAGGTTGGCATGACCTTTGAGGAGGTACGCGCAACCACCCGGAAGGAAGACCGAATCATTGATACACTTGAACCAGTCCTTAACCAGCATCGCCTGGTCATTGACGAGAAGCTTGTCACCTGGGACTATCAGTCCAACCACGACATGGCCCCCGAGGAACGCCTTCCCCGTATGCTCATGTACCAACTGACAAGGATGTGTCGCGAGAAAGGAGCGGTAAAACATGATGATAGGGTTGACGCCCTTGCCCTTGGCGTGAAATACTTTCAAGACATCCTGGCCATCTCGGCAAAGGAACAGGAAATCAGCAAGTCCCGACAACAATGGGACAATATGGTCATGGGGTTCCTTAATGCCCCCACTTTGGCTACGGATCTCCTGGTCGCTGGAAGTGATTTTTCTGAGCCGATCACCCAAGAAGAAGGCTCCATTTTTACTTGGATGTAAACTGCTGAAATCCCTTGCTACCACTAGACCCTAGAGAAGGGGGCTATTATTACCCATGGAAGTGGTGCTCCGTGGGTGTGGAAACAGCGGTTCTTTAGGGGGGAAAGAGGGGGGTCTCCCTTTCAAGTACCCTCTTCCCCAACGTTACCACTGTACCCCGATTCCACC